TCATACTCCTGTCACCAACGTTGAGGAGCTGAAGTTCGATCTCGTCAACCAACTGAATGGCCTGGAGCGTGGCGAGAAGGTCATCGTGATCATCGACTCGATCGGTAATCTGGCTTCCAAGAAGGAAGTTGAGGATGCAATGAACGAGAAGTCAGTGGCTGACATGTCCCGCGCCAAGGCTCTCAAGGGTCTGTTCCGTATGGTCACTCCCTATCTGACCCTGAAGAACATCCCGCTTGTGGCCATCAATCATAGTTACAAGACGATTGAGATGTACTCCAAGGATGTCATGTCCGGTGGTACCGGCATCTACTATTCTGCCAACGCAGTTTGGATGCTTGGTCGCCAGCAGGACAAGGATGACGATGGTCTGCATGGCTATCACTTCGTGATCAACATCGACAAGTCTCGCTTCGTGAAGGAGAAATCTAAGATTCCGATCTCTGTCTCATTCAATGGTGGCGTTGAGAAGTACTCTGGTCTTCTCGAGACCGCACTGCTCGGTGGCTTCGTGACGAAGCCTTCTGCTGGCTGGTACCAGCGTAAGGGTGACGAGAACAAGTACCGTGAGAAGGATACATACTCATCTGAGTTCTGGGATCCGCTTCTCGACTCGAGCGAATTCAAGGAGTTCATAAAGGGTCACTTCACCGTTGGCTATCGTTCTATCCTGGACAACGAGGAAGCAAAGATCACAAAGTCAAACCTAAAAAATCTATCAGTTGAGGACGAAGAAGATGAAGAATAAAATCACCGACAAATCTTACAAGCTTCTCGACAGCGAGAATGAGACGTACGCCGTACGAATCCTTGACAAAAAGTACGAGGATGTTATCATTCAGTACGGTAAGATTTCTCTCAAGGTAAACGAAGACTCCGAGACTGCAACGCTGAGCTATAAGTTCAACATCACAGATTGTCCAGATAAATTTATCAAAGAAGATCTGGAACACGACAAGAACTTCAATACATATGTCGGAGACATTCTAACGTTCATCATCCAAAGCGCATTCGATACCGGTAACTATACCTTCGGCGACGGAAAATCCTCTGATGTCAAATCAACTACAGACAACGATTCTGCAAAAGATAGTAAACGATGAGAAGTTTTGCAGGAAAGTTCTGCCATTCATCAAGACTGAGTACTTTGATTCTGCACATAAGTGCATCTATCGGCTAGTACTCGACTTCATTACGAAGTACAACAAGCTGCCGACTCGTGCAGCTCTGGACATCGACTTCCAGAACAAGGCCGAGACCTCCGAGGATCTGTATCCAAAGGCGGTCTCGGTTCTTGAGTCTCTGGACCAGAATCCTCAGGTCGAGGAAGCATGGTTGCTAGAGAACACGGAGAAGTGGTGCAAAGACCGCGCCGTGTTCCTGGCAATCATGGAATCCATCGAGATCATTGATGGAAAGAAGAAGGATCTCTCGAAAGACGCAATTCCAGATATCCTTCACAAGGCTCTCGGAATCAACTTCGATAACTCCGTCGGACACGATTATCTGCAGGACTTTGAGAAGCGGTATGACTTCTACCATCGTGTCGAGGATCGTTTGCCGTTCGATCTGGAACTGTTCAACACCATCACCAAGGGTGGAGTTCCTCGCAAGACGCTGAACATTGCTCTGGCTGGTACTGGTGTCGGAAAGTCTCTCTTCATGTGCCATGTGGCTGCATCAGCTCTGGCTCAGGGTAAGAATGTCCTTTACATCACGATGGAAATGTCTGAGGAACGCATCGCTGAACGTATTGATGCCAACCTCATGAACATTCAGATCGATCAGCTCCCCTCGCTGAGCAAGAACATGTTTTCAGACAAGGTGACTCGAATCGCCGGCACCACAGTCGGCAAGCTGATCATCAAGGAATATCCGACAGCCTCGGCTCATACAGGGCACTTTCGTGCCTTGCTGAATGAACTGAAGCTGAAGAAGGACGTTGTTCCAGATGTCATCTTTGTGGACTATCTGAACATCTGCGCATCTGCTCGCATGAAGGGTCTGGGTGGGTCGATCAATACCTACTCGCTCATCAAGGCGATCGCCGAGGAGCTTCGTGGTCTGGCAGTCGAGTTCAATGTTCCTATCTTCTCTGCCACTCAGACCACTCGGTCTGGTTTCAGCAATACCGACCTAGAACTCACTGATACCTCTGAGTCCTTTGGTCTTCCTGCCACTGCTGACTTCATGTTTGCGCTGATCACAACTGAGGAGCTTGAGAAGCTTGGCCAGATGATGGTCAAACAGCTGAAAAACCGGTACAACGATCCCAGTGCCAACAAGAGGTTCATCATCGGCGTTGATCGTTCCAAGATGAAGCTGTACGACGTGGAGGACAAGGCCCAGACCCTTTCCAAGGAAGCCACAGTCCGAGGTGGATCCAAGGATTTCAGTGATTTCACCATACAATAAGTGTTTACAAACCATCAAAACATGCTAGGATTCTAAGATCATGGGAATGTTCGACACAGTCAGCTGGGCAGATCCACTTCCTTTCTCGGAGGAAATGATCGCTCATGGCCTGAACAAAAACAACTGGTCCTTCCAGACGAAGGACTTCGACTGTTCGATGGACAATTACGTCGTGCAGGGCAACCAACTTTTCCTCGTGAAATACCGAGACGAGAAGTGGATTGAGGGCGATCCAAAGGCAAAGAACCTGATGGATCGTTTGGGTTACATGGATCGCACTGGGGAATACTTAGATCCGGTAAAAGTTACCACAACCATTCGAGTCTATGACTTCCTACAGGAATCCGAGTACAATCGTTTACCTGTCTCTGGCCATGATTATTGGGTCGAGTTCGAGGTAGTCTTTATCGACGGAAAAGTCGATTCGGTTACACTCGTCAAATTCACAGCGGAGGATAACTCCGAGAGAAAGCAGCGAGACAAGGAGTTTCAGGAATCCTTGAAACGCGAGCATGCACGCTGGAGGAATCGATTCTTCTTCGGCACTCGTCCGTACCGTTTTGTTAGCCGTTACATCCGCAGGGCATTGAATTCAACAGCAGATTTTCTGAACAGGCTTTCCAACAAAATATGAGCACAAATCAAAAGAAAGACGCCGAGCAACTCAAAGTCTTTAATTCTCCGATCTATCGCCGCCGCATCAAGCGCATGGTAGAGATGGCCAAGACCGTTCGCGGTATTCAGGGAAAGATCCCGAAGGGCGATCTGCCAAAGCTTAAGGAGACGGCCTCTCAGAAAGAAAAGGACCTTCGCGCTCAGCAACAAGCCTATCGATTGAACATCGGCGTCCTGCATTATTTTGCCACGCCCATGATGGCTCACCGCCCGACCGATATTGGTCCATCCGATCAGTCCGATGCCTAAGGTTGTCATCAACGCTAACTATGGCGGCTTCTTTCTCTCGGACGAAGCTCTCGCCAGAATACGAGAGCTGAAAGGTTACACGTCTGAATCGGAGTTTCGCAAAGAAGAGCTTCGTAGAGACGACAGGGATCTGGTCACCGCTGTTGAGGAGATGCAGGAGAAAGCAGGAGGCAACTGGTCGGAACTGAAGATCGTCGAAGTTCCTGACGATGTCGAGTGGGAAATTCAAGAATATGACGGTTGGGAATGGGTAGCTGAAAAACACAGAACATGGCACTAGAAGTACACGCGAAAGCTTTAGCACCGATCTGGGATATTATCGTTATGGTCCTGAACTTCATGGCCTTTGTCTGGCTAGCGTCGTTCGTTTTCATAGTTGTTTTCTTTCTTTATCACTGGGTCACAGGTAAACCAATATCCATGGACTATGATGGTCCTGATTTCTAATGAGCTACAAGATTTTTCTCGGAACTCAAACTCCTCCAGATTCTTCGTGGGTACATCTGCGTAGTTTTTTGGATTTCAAGGTCGCCGTTGCGGCTCGTGGAATCCCAGAGGAAGTCGCATTTGACCAAGAGCTTGACGGAGAAGGTAACGGTTACGATGCGGCTGCCTGGCTCATCAATCACTGTGTCACATTCTCCGTTATCTTCCCAAAATACTCGGTCGTCTGCAAAACACCTTCTCAGTGCGAGAAGATCGAGATGCTGATCCGGAGTTTTAACTCTTACCGCCAGAGCACAATCAAATGAAGATTGTCTGCATATCAGACACCCACGGCAGGCATTTGGACATGCCTCTGCCGGATGGTGATGCCATTATCCATGCCGGAGATTTCTGTTCGCATGGCAGTCACTATGATTGCGTGCGATTCTTTGGATGGTTCGGCAATCTTCCGTACAAGCATAAGATCTGTATTGCAGGAAACCACGATCTCTGGATGGAGAGGGCATCTCAGCCTGAACTCGATTCGATCATTCCTCCTTCGGTCAGGTATCTGAATGACTCCGGTACTGCTATCGATGGAATTAACTTCTGGGGATCCCCGGTACAACCGCGGTTCTATAACTGGGCTTTCAATCGAGATCGCGGAGAGGATATCAAGAAGCATTGGGATCGTATCCCATATGACACGGATGTTCTCATCACTCACGGCCCAGCACACGGATACTGCGACACTGTGTATCGCGTTGAGCCATCAGGAATGATGGCAGAGAACACCGGCTGCGTGGACCTTCGAGCGACAATCGAAAACATCCAGCCTCATGCACATATCTTCGGTCACATTCATTGTGGATACGGAATGGAGTGCAGCGAATCTACCGTGTTCCTTAACTGTTCTGTTTGCGATGAATCCTACCGTGCGATCAATCGTCCGTTTGTTTTAGATCTAAACCCCGATGGCTCTGTCTTTGGAGCCTACGAATCACTATGAAAATAACAATCCTACTTTTACTTTCGCTCTGGTCAGTTGCAGGAATCTTCCTGTACCTTTCAATGTTCGATTCGACGAACCAAGTCAAACCATGGAAATCAGTCGTGAACGTAATTATTTCTGGACCCATCATGATCGCAATCACACTGCTGTCTCTGGTAATCGGACTGATTGCAGAGACCTGGGGCTGGTTCAGCCGTAAGTACCGAACCTGGCTGTTCAACTAACATGAGCGCCGAAGATTTTCTTTTCCAAACCGACGTGCACGTCAACAAAGAGGTGACAACCTACGAGAAGTACGTCGCACTTCCGAAGTCTGAACGCGAACGCAGGGTCTCGTTCTGGCTCACGCCGTGGTATAAGACTCCATGGGCTTATACCTGGAATCCTCTCGAAGAGGAGAGCGAGGCTGGTAAAATCGATCGTTTCCTGAAAAAGAATTATCCCATCCAATTCTTCGTTCGTGAATTGGCCACGGACATCAAGTACTGGTGGAAAGACAAGAAGTGGCTCATCATTTCATTCTATCGAGACTGGGTGCCTGGGCGCAGAACTGAGATGCGGAAGGTAGTATTTCCTCGGCACTATACCGATCTCGTAGATATGATTGTGACGTTCCATATGCAGGTCCTCATTGAGTTCGTTGAACGAGAGGAAGCTCTGGTCACCTGTGATTACTCCGCGAACGAAAAAGACCGTCAGTTCGAAGCTGAACTTCGCGAATGTTATGAGTATGCCAGCGGTGGTCGCGCCAAGATGGTCAAAGCAATCGATGCCGAAGCTGCCAGGGCATTTAACGTGTCCCGCGAGACCGGAGCAAACGCCGATACTTACAAGAAATTAACCGAGATGGAAAACGAAGTCATGGACTACGATACGAAAGTCTGTGAATGGGTTGTGAGAAACCGTAACCGTCTCTGGGTATAAAATATGACAAACGACCAAGATACTAATGTCCCATTCAACACGAATGAGGATCCGTTTCCTAATGCCATCTGGGACAAAGACGCGGACGAAGGCGCAAAGCGTTATGCCGAGGCCATTCGAGATGAGATCTACGAGCTGGACGGTTCACAGATCGGAAAGGTCAGTTTCGATCACGAGATGGTGGCAAACACCGATCACAAGAAAAAGGCCAGGTCAGTCTTAATTCGTACTGACTTTGGCGCCGTGATCGTTCTGCCTGACTTTAAGAAGAAGTCCGCCTCAGCCACGATCCTCAACCTTGGCGTGATCCGTGCCATGAAGCAAGAAGGATACACGTCGGAGTACATCCAGGAGAACGGCAAGATCTACGGGGATGTCAAAGCTTTCGACAAGAAGAACGTTCAGCTGTTCGCGTATTACCTGACTCACAAACTATGACCTTTGATCATCAGTCTGCACGACTCATTAGTTACACGAAATCTGCGGTCGGCGGTCCTGCTGCCATGGATATGCAGGAACTCGTGGCATTTTGTGCCAGGGTCAGCAATCCGGCAAACCAGAACAACCTGGAGACATCCGAGAAGCTGGTTCGTTACCTGATCAAGCACCGCCACTGGTCTCCTCTGGAAATGGTCTCGGCCACCGTTGAGATCAACACAACGCGCGACATTGCTCGGCAGATCTTGAGGCATCGTTCGTTCTCGTTTCAGGAATTCTCTCAGAGGTATGCTGATCCTACCGCTGCTCTCGAGATGGTGGTCCGTGAGGCCAGGTTACAAGACAAGAAGAACCGCCAGAACTCAGTCTCGACCGACGACCAGAACCTCATGATCTGGTGGAAGGAACGGCAGAAAGAACTCATCGAGCTGTCGGAGAGCATCTACAAAGATGCCACTGCCCGTGGAATCGCCAAGGAACAGGCTCGAGCGATCCTCCCTGAGGGTTGTACGATGTCTCGGATCTACATGGCCGGAACGCTTCGCAGCTTCGTCCACTTCATTGACGTGCGTTCTGGTAATGGAACTCAGGCAGAATGCGCTGATGTGGCTCGGAAGACCGCAGAGGTTCTCAGGCCAGTTTTCCCAATGGTCCTGGAGTTTGTTCAATCTCAAGCCGTTGATGGCCAATGAGTTTTGAAGAGTTGAAAAAATTCTGCACAATTTGTTTTACATCGAGCAGTTTCTAAGTAGGATTGCCCTCGTTAAACTGATTCATTGATTATGAATACCAACAACAGCAATACGCAGAACTCGGTCTCTTCGACCACCAAGTCGACGAAGGCCTCGAATAAGACCACCAAGGCGGTCAACGCCGTCTCCACCACCTCCAGTCCGGCTCGCGGCCTTCGCAAACCTGAGGTCGTTGCAATGCTCAAGAATTTTACGTTCCCGAGCGAGCCGTTCACCATCAAGCAGGCCTGCACCGCCCTCGGTGCGGATCACTGGCTGATCCATAACTACGTCAAGGCCAATGGCAAGATCGTCGGCGACGCACCGAAGTCTGCCGGCCCGAACGGCAAGGCTCGTGGCAAGGCCGCGAAGCTCTATCAGCTCCCCGCTGACAAGCTGGTCTTCTGACCAACCGGCGCGCGGTGGCGCCTCATAATGTCCACCGCAATCTTTCATCATCAGAGTGGCTGGTTACCTAAGTTATTGGTGGCCAGCCATTTCTGCTTTTGTGAATCTATTTTCTGCGCGTGTTGGTAATCAACAACTTAGGTAATTCTTAGTAGTTCACTTTTGCTGGGTATTTGCTAGTATTTCCTCATGATGAAAAACACCACCAAGAACGAGATGATCAACGGCTGGAACATGAGCCTGTTCAACTACCATGCCGGCTACCTTTCGTACGGCGTCAACCTGATCGGTCATACCAAGTTCGTGGCTCGGTTCAAGTACAACAAGCGTGACCGCCTCGGCTTCCAGAAGTTCCTGGTGAACAACTTCACGCCCCTCGAGTACTTCACCCGCCTGATGACGCAGGCTCCCCTTGACATCCTCAAGTCTGCGGGCTACGTCAGCGCTAGCGAGAAGCGCCTCCAGAAGCAAAAAGCCTGGTTGTCTTTCTCCAGCGCCCTCTGACCATCAACAACTTAGGTAATTCTTAGTTGTTTACTCCAGACCACAATTTGCTAGTATTTCCTCATGATGAAACTCACCAAGAAGCTCCCCAACGGTCGGCTGCAAGTCAACAAGTCCGCGGTCATCGCCCGCCTCAAGCAGCTCCGCAAGGAGCGCAAGGACACCGATCTCCCCGGCCTCCTGCCGGTCTCTGAC